TAAACCAAATTTTTTAAGTGGATTTCAATCATATAATTCTGGTGGAGTATCAAGTGGACCACCTCCTAAAAGAGGACCAAACCCACAAGTGCCACCAATAAAGATGAGAAGTGGTAAAATGACAAAAACATATAAGATGTCTTGCCCTCATAGACCTGATGGTATCAGAGGTATGGGTGCAGCAATCAAAGGACACAAATTTATAGGAGTTAGATAATGTGGTTTCAAGCTATTAAACTTGCAGTTTCTGCAGGATCAAAAATTTACGCAAACAAACAAAAAGCTAAAATGGCAATGTCAGATGCACAATTATTACATGCAGAAAGACAAGCACGAGGTGAAGAGGCTTACCAAGGTAAGCTTTTAGAAGCTAGACAATCGGACTGGAAAGACGAGGCTGTCCTTATAATTCTCAGTTTGCCCGTGTTGGTCCTTGCATATGCAGTTGTATCGGATGATCCGACAGCGATGGACAAGGTAAAATTGTTTTTCGAGATGTTCTCGCAGCTTCCTGGATGGTTCACAAATTTGTGGATCCTTGTCGTGGCGAGTATTTATGGAATTAAGGGCACACAAATATTTCGTAATGGAGGTAAAAAATGATCTGGAATTGGATAAAAAATTTATTTAAACCATGGAATCTTATAAAACAAAAAGACCCACATGAGGAGATGTTTGAAAAAAATGAGTATTCAGTAGAGCAACTTCAAAAAATGACTAAAGGAGATCTTAAAAAATTAAGAGCACAAGGTAAAATAAAAAGTATTGCACATCCTTTTTATTAATATATAGATTCTATATGAGTCTTAGATTAGCAATATTAGAGGCATTAGAAGATAGATATAATGCTCAAATATCAGAAGCTGATGCAACCATACAAATTTATTTAGAAAAACCCGTTGCTATAGGAGAACATCCACAACATATTGATGAGATAGATAAGTTAGTAGATAAGATAGCTTCCGCAGAAGAAAAATTAAAGGTCTTACAATCATTTAAATTATGATCCGTGGTGATAGTTCCGAATACGAATTATTAAAAAAATGGTGTGAGACATTATCATTTCCAGAAAAATTTAATTCAGTAACAACATGTGAAGTTGGTGTACGTGAAGGTTTAGGATCACAACTAATAATGATGAGTATTATTCCTAGAATTGAAAAAAAAGAATATCAACATTATGCAATAGACCCTTATGGGGATTTAGAATATGATCACTTTGACAATCATCCACAGTGGAAAAGAGATGGTCAGTGGACTTCAGAAGCACCTAAATACTCAAACAAAATGCGAGATCAAATGATTAAGGATTTTGCAACAAATTTAAATTTTAAATTTTATAATATGACTGATGTTGAGTACATGGACATATTTAATCTAACTAAAACAATTTATGATTTAGTATTTCTTGATGGCCCACACACAACTAAAGACATTTTAAGAGAAGCACTTTGGTTTGCAGAACGATCAAGAAAAGGTTCTAGGATCATAATAGATGATTATAAGTTATGTAACTTTGAAGTTATTAGAGCAGCTATATCTTATTGGGATTTTAGAGATATAGAAAAAGGACAAAATAAAGTTTGTTTTGAAAAAACATGTTAGATCCTTTTACAAAAGATCAAATAGTAAATGTAATTAATAGACAAATAAAAGATGTTAAGGATCATATATGCTATGGGGTTGAAACAGAATCTCAACTAATGTATGCTCGAGGGAGACTCAGCGGATTAGAAACGCTGCTTCAGGATATTAAAAACCTGCATAAGGAGGATAACGATGGTACAACTGATAAAACCTAAACTTACTGATTTTGGTAAAGACCAAAAAAAAGAAGCAGAGGTTAAATCACAAATTCCTACAGATCCAAAAGGCATCAAAGAATATCTTGAAATCATACCTAACCCAGTTGGATACCGTATGCTTGTTAGACCATGGTCTGGACAATCTAAAACAAAAGGCGGTGTAATTCTAGCAGATGAAACCCAAGATAAAATACAGATGACAACAGTAGTTGGACTTGTAGTTAAATTAGGTGACCTTTGCTATCAAGACAAAGATAAATTTCCAAATGGACCATGGTGTAAAGAAGGTGAATTTGTTGTTTATGGCAGATACACTGGAAGTAGATTTCAAACTAAATTCGGTGAACACCGAATTCTCAATGATGACGAAATAATAGGAACTATAGGAAAGCCAGAAGATATTCTCCATTTATTTTAAAGGAGGAATAACATGGCAGAAACAAAAGACTATAGTGCGGAAGCTCTATTAGCCAAAGAAAAGGAAGTCGATTTAGATACTGATAATGTTAAAGAAGAAAACATTGAAGTTAAAGAAGAGACTAAAGAAGAGAAAGAACCCAATCTAGATGTTGGGGAAGTTGACCTTGGTTACACAGGTCATGAAGAAAAATCTGATAAAAAAAAGGACGAGCCTAAAATTGAAATAACTGAAGACGAAAAAGAAGAAGTTGTTCAAGAAAAAAAGGTTGAAGAAAAATCAGAAGAAAAACCAAACTTGAGTGAATCAAGAAGAGATTATCAAAAAAGAATTGATAAACTTGTCTTTCAAAAGAAAGAAGCTGAAAGAAGAGAAAAAGCAGCTCTTGAATATGCTCAAGGAATACAAAAGAAATTTGACACTAATCTTAAAAAGTTAAATTCTACTGATGAACAGTATCTAAAAGAATTAGATGCAAGAGTAGATGCTCAGAGAGAGCAGGTCAAAGTAGCTTTACAACAAGCTATCGAAAAGCAAGACGCTTCACAAATTATGGAAGCTAACGATAAGTTAACTCAATTAGCTGTAGAAAAAGAAAAAGCTAGACTAGAGTTAGCAAATCAAGAAGAAAAAAAGAAAAAAGAAGAAGAAAATAAACAACAAAAAAACGTACAAGCTGATACCTCAAAGACTGGAACATCAGATTCTATGCCACAAATTACTCCAAAAGCCAAGAAGTGGGCAGAAGAGAATTCATGGTTTGGAAATGATGAAGTCATGACTAATGCTGCAATTACTATTCACAACAATATTTCTCAAGAGGGTATTGAAGTAGACAGTGATGAGTATTATAATGAAGTAAATTCAAGACTGAAGAAATATTTTCCTGAAAGTTTTGATGCTGCTAAAGACGAGCCAAAAAAAGAAGCACCTAAACCCGTCCAAACGGTTGCCTCGGCTGGTCGTAGCCAACAAGGACGCAGAACTGTGAAACTCACAAAGTCACAGGTAGCAATTGCTAAAAGATTAAATGTGCCACTAGAGGAATATGCTAGATACGTGAAGGAGGATAAATAGTATGAATACAATTAAGAGAACTTCACGGGAGTCGGAAACTAAAGTTTCAAAAGAAGCTAAAAAAGTCTGGACTCCACCATCCAGTTTGGATGCACCACCTGCACCTAACGGGTACGCCCATAGATGGATACGTACTACCGTTCAGGGTTTTGAAGATACAGCTAATGTATCTAAAAAATTAAGGGAAGGTTGGGAGTTTGTTAAAGTCGATCAAATTAAAGAAGAGATTGGCGTAAACAAATATCCTTTCTATACCGAAGGTAAATACGAGGGGTGTATAGGAATTGGGGGCCTTGTGTTGGCAAGGATACCGGAAGAGATATTAGTTGCCCGTGCTGAGTATTTTGACAAAATTACTCAAGACAGAATGAATGCCGTGGACAACGATCTTATGAAGGAACAACACCCGGATATGCCAATCAATATTGATAGGCAATCCAGAGTGACCTTTGGTGGTAGTCGCAAAAAATAATTTTTTTGTTATTGCTATCGGTCATTAAATTAAAACACGTTAAAAGGAGAAACTAAAAATGGCAAATCAACTAGAAAAGTTTGGTCTAAGACCTTACAGAAAACTAGACGGTACTCCATTAGTCGGTGCTCAGAACAGATACGTAATTAAAGACAATTACGGAACAGCTATATTTCAAGGTGACTTGGTAGTCCCAACTTCAAATGGGTTTATCGAAAGACACACTCATAATACTAGCGATGCTGTTGTGGGAGTTTTTAACGGAGTGTTTTATAATGATCCAACTACACAAAAACCAACTTACTCAAATTACTACCCTGGAAGTATTAATCCTTCTCAAGGCGAAATTACAGCCTTTATAGTGGATGATCCAGATGCAGTATTTTTGATGAACGCTGATGCGGTTTTTGCTAGAGCAGATCTATATAAGAACTACTCTGTCGACAATGGTACTGGTAGTACAACAACTGGAATATCCCAAGTCATGTTAGACGTTGGCGTTGGAGGAACAGCTGGAACGTTCGTAGTTCAAGCTATCGATATCTCACAAGATCCTGAAAATGATGATGTGACGACTTCAAATGCAAATATTCTGGTTAGAATCAACAATCACTTCTACCGTCAAGGTGGAACAGGACTAGCATAGGAGTATTAAATTATGGCTATATCACGATCACAACTAGTTAAAGAACTAGAGCCAGGTTTGAATGCACTATTTGGCCTGGAATATAATAGATACGAAAATCAAGATAAAGAAATTTTCGTAACTGAAACATCTGACAGAGCTTTCGAAGAAGAAGTAATGTTAAGCGGTTTCGCTTCTGCACCAACTAAACAAGAAGGTGCTGGAGTAGTGTTTGATCAAGCAGGTGAAACTTTCACAGCAAGATACAATCACGAAACAATCGCTTTAGCATTTGCTATCACTGAAGAAGCAATCGAAGATAACCTATACGACAGACTTGCAGCGAGATACACAAGAGCTCTTGCAAGATCAATGTCTAATACGAAGCAAGTTAAAGCTGCTAACGTTTTAAACCAAGCGGAAGTAACTACTGTAACTGGTGGAGATGGAGTATCATTAATTAATGCTTCACACCCACTTGCAACAGGTGGAACTTTTGCAAACCGTTTAACTACTGCTGCAGATCTTAACGAAACTTCATTAGAACAGTCGTTAATCGACATCGCTGGATTCGTAGACGAAAGAGGTCTAAGAATTGCTGCTCAAGGTAGAA